GTCCTACATCCAGCAGCGTGCCCGCGAGGAGCGCGACGCCAACAGGATCGCTCCTGAGCTGATCGACCTCATCAACGGCAACTCCATCGAAGAGGTGGAGCGTTCCATTGAGATGCTTAGGGAGAAGACCAACGCGATCCTGCAGAACGTGGCAGCTCAGGTTCCTCAGACTCCTGGGCGGGGTGTCTCTTCCGCTGGATATACGCCTACTGGACCGCTGGACAACCAGCCGACGGATTACGTACTCACACCCGAGAAAATTCGGTCCATGTCAATGAATGAGTATGCCAAGATTCGGCCGTACATTTTTGGTAACAATGCCCAGTCCGGCCAGGGCAAGGGCCTTTTCGGGTAAGGAAGGATAAATGCCTATCGGACTCCCTGCTACCAGTGCAATCACTGGTACGCCTAACCTGACCACTAACGTCACTGGCTCCGTCTACGCCGCTGGTAGTAACCTCTCTCCTGCTATTCAGGAGCTGTGGAGTAAGGAGATTCTCTTCGCGGCGATGCCCGTGCTGCGTTTTGAGCAGTTTGCGGTCAAGAAGACTGAGCTGGGCGTCGCCCCCGGTTTGACCATCAATTTCATGCGCTACAACAACCTTCCGCCTGCCTCGCAGCTGACGGAAGGCGTGCGCATGACCACCTATGCGCTCAGCGCGAGCCAGTTCAGCATTACCGTCGCTGAACACGGTCTGGCGGTCGCGGTTTCCGAGCTTCTGCTCAACGCGTCTTTTGATGATGTAATGGCCTCCGCCTCCAGGCTACTGGGGCGTAACATGGCGCATTACCTGGATACCAGCGCGCGCGACACCCTGCTTCAGGCATCCAGCGTGCTGTATGGTTACGACAAGTTTGACACGACCGCTAACAACAGCCGTACGGTTCTTTCTCCGTATGACCTCGGTACCCACGCCACCAGCCGTGCGGGCCTTACCGGCAAGCACTACTTCACCTCGGCTCTGGTGAAGGACGCGGTTGAGACTCTTGCGAGCAAGAACATTCCGCGGCTCGGTGAGACCTACGTCTGCTTTATCCATCCGAGGCAGTCGCGTCGTCTTCGTGACGATCCGACCTGGATCGAGACCACCAAGTATGCCTCTCCCGGCAATTTCGCCCTCGGCGAGGTGGGCAGGATCGACGACGTGGTCTTTATCGAGACCACGCAGGTCAATGAAATTTACAACGATCCTAACCTGCCGGAGGAGCAGCAGGCCAAGGTGTACCAGGCTATCATGATCGGTGACAACGCTTTTGGTCACGCGATTTCGCTCCCGGTTGAGCTTCGAGATGGGGGCGTGCTTGACCATGGGCGCGAGCACTCGATCGCTTGGTACGCGATTTGGGGTCTCGGGCTTATCACGGATAGTGCGGTTTGCATTCTTGAGACGAACTGAGCTTCCGCAGATCAGAAAGCATGTCGATCTTGCGGAAACGCGAATTGGTGCTCAATTCTGGGACTGGCCACTAGCCTGATGTCGCCGTTCACAAAACGGCACTGAAACGAAGGTCCGGCTCTCGGAAAACCGTGGGCCGGATCTTTGTGTTACAACAATCGGCCTCGTTTCCACCACACTCATATATGTACGTGTGTGAGTGAAAAGACGGAGCTGAAAATTGGCTGCATCTAGGAAGTCGCCCCGGGACTACACAGGCCGTAGGGCTCAGGAGCTGGCCGAGAAGCACGCTAAGGAAATTGAGGCGATGCAGGGTCGTCTGACCACCGTCGCCGTTCCCGAGATTGAGTCTGAGGAAGTTGTCGAAGACAACACTCCGATTGAGGTCGGTTCAGACATGGTGAAGATGCGTGTCAATACCGACCTTGAGGACGTCACGATCGGCCAGGGAAACAACTTCACTTTCTACCGGAATCGGATCTACACCGTTCCGAAGTGGGTCTACAACCACCTGGACGAGAAGGGGCTCGTGTGGCACTGACCAAGATTGAGCCTGGTGCGTCCTACAGGCTGATTGACGACTACGGCTTCGGTCCGGGGTCTATTCCTGCCGGGACCGATCTTAAGGTGACCGGAATTTATCCTCCCGGGACCCCTGGAATCGGCTACTGCGTTGAGGACACGGTGCTTGCTGAATACGAGCGTCCGGACGGTCCTCCGCAGGCGATTGCAGTTGCCAAGTCCGTCTTTGCGCAGATGGTGAAGGCGGTGTGACGTGGCCGGTAATCCTACTACTGTTGGCGCGCAGGCTCTCGTTGACTTTCTGACGGGCCGTGCCGTTGCTTGGGAAGAGCGTGACGTTTACCTTGCGCTGTGCACGAGCCTCCCGCCGGACAACGTCAGCCTTTCATCTCTTCCTGAGGTGACCACCCCTGGGTATGCACGGCAGAAAGTGACCTGGGGCGCTGCGTCACCGTCTCGGCCTAGTGTGGCGAGCAATTCAGCTGTTGTCACCTTTGGGCCTATGACCGATGACATGAGCGTCCCCGTCACTCACGCCGCTCTCGTAACCGCTCAGACGGGTACAGCCGGGGACGTGCTTTTCATCTGGAGTCTGGACA